ACCTAACGACAAATATGCCTTTCATCACAAGACACAAGTTAAGGATAGAGGTAAGACAACATGGGATAGGCGAACAATATCATCAAATAAGATATCTCAAATTATTAAAACAATAGCCAAGAAAGAAATTGACTTTGGTAATGTTGGGGACTTCGGAGTAGATGGCACAAGTATGAAAGGACATTATAAAGTTAATAAGGTTACTGTCAGTAAACTCAAAGAGGATATGGAACGATGGCAGAAAAGTTTAAATGGTGGCTATGAAATTCATGAACAGGCATTGGCTTTAGTTGAAAATCAGTTTGGTGATAAGAGAAAGTTAAAACCTGAACACGTAAAATATTTTGAAGAATTTATAGACAAGAATAACGAACTATGCGAGACTTATAATTCGGCTAAAGAGTTAGTTGATTCTGAATTTACGAATGGCTTTTATGCATTCGGTATTAATCCTCATAATGACACTATTATGGTGGGTAATTATGTTAAGAATGAAGAAGCTATGGGTAGCCGAGAATATTATAAATTACAAGATACAGATGTAATTAGTAAGATGGAGGACTTTGAGAAATATGAAACAATAACTCCGATTCTTACCATGCTTAAAGTAACACTAGAAAATAAGTATGATAATTATATTAAGAGAGACTATTGGATAGACTCGTCGTATGTGCAATGGTATGAAGATTTAGGTGTGTTATATAAATCTAATAGTTACAGTGAGGGTTCTTTATCCAATCCTTTCAATGTTCAATGGCTAATGATTAGTAGAGGGGATGAATGCAATACAGAGACAGAAACGCTGACTTCAGAGGAGACAATGTAAAACACTCTCCTCGTATTAGTCACTACGAAAATAATAAACACGATAGGTGTCGAATGGTTCTAACTCAAGTAGAGCCAGTCGACACGCTTCGACAAACCTTCCGTTATATATTTTATACAGCTGCAAACACAAAAGTAAGATACTCCCCTGAACAATTACCCTCTTGGTTACATCTAAAACTCTCAATGATAAATTCTATGAGTGAGCCGATATCTAAAGTTTGGTCTAAAACGTATGGAGGAGAAGCTGACTGCTACGTGCGTCACCAGTTTTTGGATGATGACGACGCAGACTTTAAAGATATAGGATGGAGGTGCTACAAAGATACATATGTGATAGTGATGACTAACAAACAACTAAAGGAGATAGACAGTGGCAAACGAGAAGAAAGTTAAAGAAAAAGTAAAGAAGATATTGAAAAAATTAGACTGTTATTATTGTATGCCCGCAACGGGAGGTTATGGTGCTAGTGGGGTTCCTGATATTATTGCATGCTATCGTGGCAGGTTCTTGGGGATAGAGTGTAAGAGTGATGGTAACAAACCTACAGAGTTACAGAAGAAACACTTAAGCGATATCAGTAAAGCTAAAGGTCAAGCGTTGGTTATTGACGAGACAAATATTGATATGCTAGAGTTGTATATTACAAAAAGCGTTTATCAATTTAGTAGAGAGGATAAAAAATAATGGCAATAACAATTATAGATTTACCAAACAAGAAAAAGAGTCGAAAGGTTTCGACAAAGAAAGATTTAGTTAACCACCCTCCGCATTACACAAATCACAAATGGGAAGCAATAGAGATACTAGAGGAGTTTTTCTCTGATGACCCACTACTGTGGCAATGCGGGAAATACCTACTTAGATGTAAGCATAAAAATAACCTAGAACAGGACTTACAGAAAATGATATGGTATGCTAATAAACGAATTGAAAAGGAGAGTAAGAAATGAGTGCAGATTTATTTAAAAGAGTTAAGGGATTGCTGCAGAATCATATAGAGTTACTTAATGAACATAGACTAGGCGACACTCATGTTGAGGACGCACAGAATATAATAGAGGAACTCGATATACTATTAAAATCTGATAAGGCAAGTGAAATTGAGAAACGCATTGATGTTGCTGAGAGACAAGCAGTGTCTGATGACCTTGCAGATGAGATACTTAATGGTAAGTATTGCGTTGGAGGTAACTGTGATGATTAGATTATTTGGTTTAGTATTATTAATAGGTTATTGTATTACAGTCAATGCAGACAATCCTTATGGCGATGGATATTTCCAAGATGAAAATCCTTATGGCGATGGATACATACAAGGAGAGAATGCCTACGGTGATGGATACATACAGGACACTAATCCATACGGAGACGGATACATACAGGACGAAAATCCTTACGGTGATGGATACATTCAGGATGATAATCCATACGGTGATGGATACGTTCAGAACAAGGAGATATTTTTTGACAACATGTGAGTCACCAGTTTTTTTAATTTAATTAATAGAAAGGAAAGGATGTGAAAGTGAGTTATTCAGAAGAAGAAAAAGCAAAGATTATAGAGAGAGCGTTAGACTTTATGAAAAGAAAGCCTGACACTACAAGAAACAAAGTGGCTTTATATGCTGGAGTTGCAATTAGTGTATTAGAGAAGTGGGGAGTAGAATTACCTAAACCCATTACGGCAAAGCAACGTATGAATAAATCACCATGGCGCGTTGGACATATGATATGAGCGACGATATAGATGACGCGAACGACGAAGTTCAGAGACAGTTAGACGCAACACTATCTAATGTAAACACTGAAATTCCTGACAATGACACAGGACAATGTATATGGTGTGAGACAAAAGTTAATGACAATCGTAGGTGGTGTAGTATAGAATGCCGAGATGAGCATACTAAATACGCGAATAAGTTATGACTATTATTAAAGAAGACAAAAAAGTTGGGCCTGCAAACTGTTGTAAGTGTGGTAGTGACGCAAAGATTAATCATGGGGGCGAGTGGTATTGTTCCATTGAATCCGATATGGGTGTATTTAATATTAAAGGGTTCTGTATAAAAGAGAGAAAGGGTAAGCTTGAATCTAATAACGATTGACTTCGAGACGTTCTACGACCAAGGATATGGTCTTAACCGTTTAACCACAGAAGAATATATAAAATCTCCTTTGTTCCAAGTCATAGGTCTATCTATCAAGATTAATGATGGTAAGACTAAATGGTATACAGGAACACAAGAGGAACTACAAGATGTTCTAAACACTATTGCCTGGGAAAATGCCGCATTAGTGTGTCACAATATGATGTTTGATGGGGCAATCCTATCTTGGATATTTAACGTTGTCCCTAAAGTTTACTTCGATACTCTTTGTATAGCTAGAGCGTTACATGGCACAAATGCAGGGGGTTCACTTAAAGCATTAGCTGAAAGATATAATCTAGGACAGAAAGGAACAGAGGTAGTTGACGCTAAAGGACTACGATTAGAGGACTTTCCTGAACATCAGCTACGTCAGTATGGTGAGTATTGTAAGAACGATACAGAACTAACCTATAGTTTATTTAATATAATCGTAAAAGGCTTCCCAACCAGGGAATTGAAGCTTATAGATTTAACCATAAGAATGTTTACACAACCACTCATTCAAGTTGATGACGCATTACTAATGGAGAGACTTGATGAAGTAAAGAAAGAGAAAGAGGGACTACTATCAGGTCTAAAAGCTAAACTTGAGTGTGATAGTGAGGAAGCAGTAAGAAAGAAATTAGCAAGCAACAATCAGTTTGCTGACTTACTTGAGGAACTTGGAGTTAAATGTCCAAGGAAAGAATCTCCTACAACAGGTAAACAGACCTATGCATTAGCAAAGACTGACCAAGGGTTTATAGATTTACAGAATCATGATGACCCCTTCATTCAAGACCTTTGTTCTGTTCGTCTTGGTACAAAATCTACTATAGAAGAATCAAGGATAGAACGTTTCATAGGCATTGGTGCTAGGAATAAAGGACTACTACCTATCCCTCTTAAATACTATGGGGCGCATACAGGTAGATGGTCAGGTTCAGATAAAGTTAACTTCCAAAACTTACCATCAAGAGACGCAAAGAAGAAAGCTTTGAAGCAAGCCTTGATCCCACCAGATGATAGTGTTATTATGAATGTAGATAGTTCACAGATAGAAGCACGAGTATTAGTTTGGTTAGCAGGACAGGAGGATGTTACCCAATGGTTTAGGGAAGGACGAGATGTTTACCTAGAGTTTGCAAGTAAGGTATACAACCGTAAGCTAACTAAAGCAGATAAGATAGAAAGGTTTGTTGGTAAGACTTGTATTCTAGGACTAGGGTATGGCACAGGCGCATTGAAGTTACAGAACGTATTGAAACTTGGAGGTGCAGAACTATCAGAGACTGAATGCCAACGATTAGTTAATTTATACAGAGAGTTAAACGATAAGGTAGTTCAGCTGTGGCGAGATTGTGATGGAGCTTTATCAGACATTGCGTCATGGCCTAAAGATAAACCTGAATATTATATAGGACAAAAAGAAGCAGTATTAGTTACACCTAAAGGATTAAAGTTACCTAATGGGTTATACATATACTACCCTGAATTAGAATGGGATACTTCTGAACTAAAAGGAAGATACATTTATAAAAGTAGGAGAGGTAAGATAGGTACTTGGGGAGGTTCTATAGTTGAGAATGTGGTTCAAGCATTGGCTCGTATTATTATTGGTGAGCAGATGGTCGCTATCAGCCACAGATATAGACCTGTGTTAACAGTGCATGACGCAGTTGTGTGTATAGCTCCTGAGAAAGATAAGCATGAGGCTTTAAATTATATAATGGAACAGATGTCTATTCCTCCAGGCTGGGCTAAAGATTGTCCAATAACTTGCGAG